GAAGGTGTTATCCTTCTTTTCAAGTTTGATCTTAATGGAATCTTTCTTAGCCTTTTCGGCGCTCTCTTTGATCATCTCTGAAAAGAAGGATAACACCTTCTACGCTTTCAACTTTGAAACTGATGCCTTCATGGGTCAAGCTGAATCGTTCGAAACTATCGACAAGCTGTTGTCTGAGAAGTTCCCAGGCAAACGTTTTCTGATCACTGAAGAGAATATGAAAGAGGTGGGACTTGACCTATGAACCCCTTCGACTTCATCAATGCGATCAACTTCACCAAAGAGGATTTGTTTAAAGACCCTGAGTCAGCGAAAGTTTATCAACCGTATCTCGTAAACCGTAGTTTGTCATATTTCCATGACACCGTTGTTCAAGCCAACGAGATGAATATCCATAGCGGTATTCCATCCGAGTGGCAGTTTCAGTTTTTACTAAATAGTGTTACCAAGAAAAAGCGATTCAGCAAGTGGCAGAAAAAAGATAAAGCCACTGAGTCTCTACTTCTGGTTCAGGAATATTACGGGTATTCCAGTGAAAAAGCGAAGGATGCTTTACGCATCCTTTCCGATGAACAATTGACTCTTATAAAAGAAAAATTAAATAAAGGTGGAAAGTAATGTCAGAAATTTACTATGACTGGACACCCGATTCTATGCTAGAGATTAACCTCGCTGAACCAGATAACTTTTTGAAGGTTCGTGAGACTTTGACCAGAATTGGTATCGCTTCCAAAAAAGATAATACGCTATTTCAATCTTGCCATATTTTGCATAAGCAAGGTCGTTATTTTATTGTGCACTTCAAAGAACTCTTTGCCCTAGACGGTAAAGATTCTAATATCACGTCTAGTGATATTGAACGAAGAAACGCCATCGCCGCGCTGCTTCAGGATTGGGATCTACTAAAAATAGTGAACACCAGTAAAGCAGAACAGAAGGCGTCTCTGAGTCAAATCAAAGTCGTTGCCTTCAAAGAGAAGAGCGAATGGAATTTGGTTGCAAAATACAATATCGGTAAGAAGGTTCGCCCTCAAACTGACTAAATAGTATTGTCCCATCGGGATGGGAAGACCGTGATGGTGGTGCTAACGGTATATAAAACCACCAACTAATTTAAGTGTCCCACTACCTTGGGAACCGTTTGGCGTACACGGTAACAGGCGTCAACCAGCAGCCTTGGCTCTGGCTAAACAAACCAAGGATTGACTTGCCTTCGGGGAGTCGCTTTTTAATTTAACTCGCTTAATAGGAGAAAAACATGACAAGCAAACAATTCCTTCCTTCATTCTTCAGTCAAGATGCTTTTAAGGACTTTGATAAGTTCTTCCTTGGCTTTGACGACCAGTTCGCCAAAATGCAAAAGTTTCATGACGACTTTACGAAGAATATCCCCAACTACCCTCCATACAATATCAAGAAGATTGATGACACTCATTATGTCATCGAGATGGCTGTCGCTGGCTTCGGTCAGACTGATCTAGACATTGAGATTGATGGTGGTAAGTTGATCGTTAAAGGTAATGTTAATTCCACTGAACAAGAAGATAGTTTCTTGTTTAAGGGTATTGCAGCTCGTGCTTTTACTCGTACTTTCGCACTTAACGACCAAGTGGAAGTTAAGGACGCTGAAATCTTCAACGGTATGCTTAAGATCGCTCTTGAGCGTTTGATCCCAGAAGAAAAGAAGCCAAAGAAAGTCGCAGTCAAAGAACGTGGTGGAAAGCAATTTCTAAATGATTAAACTTCTTGCTAAAATACAAACCTTTTTAGAATCTTTCAGACAGTATAAGTCTGGTAAGATTAAATAAGAGGAGGGGAGGAAAACTCCCCTTATCCATTATGGCAGTTAGAAAATTAACACTACTAGATAAACCACGCATAATCAGTCATTTGTCACAACTACAAGGTGAAGACCGCAGACTACGCTTCGGTGCATTTTGTTCAGACGAATATATCTCAAACTATGTTACAAAATCTTTCGAACAAGAATCCCAATGGTTCGGCGTTGACCATATTGATGGGCATCTTGTTGCTTCTTGCCATGTAGCTATACTGAACGGCGAAGCTGAGCTTGGTTGTAGCGTTGATGAAGATTATCGTGGGGAAGGCTTCGCACAGAAGATGTTCGACCGAGCAGTTACTTGGTTAAGAGTTCGTGGTATCACTCACGTATTCATGCATTGTTTGTCTGAGAATGGCGCAATGAAACATATCGCCAGAAAGAACGATATGGTCTTGGTTAGTGAATATGGTGAGACTGAAGCTGCGGTTGATGTCGAACCAGCAACCCCAACGACGTATATTGAAGAGGCTTATATGAATCGTATTGCGATGTATGACATGTACTTTAAAAATTCTTATCGCGTTTTAGATTTTTATTGGGGTCGTCAACATACCTAAGTAAAGGTATGGACAAAAACAAAATCTCTCCAAACTTACTTTCTTACCATGCCGTTAGGCGTGGTGAGTGGATATTAAAAGTTTCAGTTTTTAAAAACAAATATGTCATGGTAGCTGCATATAATCCATATGATATGACATTCGTTATTGAGCAATTTAATGGTCCAGAAAAGGCTGCAAATTTTATTGAAAACCTAATTGAGGAATAATATGAACAAAGTAAAAGTATTTAAACTAATCAATGGCGAAGAACTCATCTCTGAGATTCATAATCCATATGATAAACATTATGAGTTGAAAAACCCAGCAAATATCATGCTACAACAAACAGCTTCTGGACAAATGGGTGTTGGTATGGCACCATATATGCCATATGCTGATGGGAATATTAACCTTAATAAATCTGCAATTGCAGCAGAAGCGATTCCAGACCAGGGTATGGTTAATGAATATAATCGTATTTTTGGGTCAGGAATTGAGGTAGTTTCAGCTTCCGCCCTTGCAGGGTTGAAGTAACCAAAAACCCCTCTAGAGACCAGCCTTCGGGCTGGTTTTTTCATGGAAGAAAGTGCTTGACTTTTATTGCGATATAAGGTATAATTCTTATATGAAGCTAGTAAAAGAAACCACTATCTGGGAAGACGTCAAACGTCAACCGAACCATACATATCTCATGGATGATAAGTTGGAGAAGGTTTTTGCCTACTTCAAATGGCATAACCCAAAAGACTTTGTCAAATTGAGAACTCCGCTAAAGATCGATCGCCGTTATCGTAAATTTGAAGTGATCAAAACTGGAATCAAGGATATAAAATGAATCTACATACTTTTTTCGAGAGCCTTGCCAGCAACGCATCGCGCAATTATAAAATTGAACAATTGGAAGCCAACCGTAACGATAAAACCCTACGAGAAGTTGTTCGGTTGGCTCTCGACCCGTTCACACAATTCTACCAACGTAAAATTCCAGCATATACCACGGGGACTGTTTCAGCAAACCTCCCTTGGGCTCTTGATAAGTTGTATGATCTTTCAGAACGCCACGTTACAGGTAACGCTGCAATCGCTCACCTGAAGAACATTCTAGAATCAATTTCAGCCGATGACGCAAAAGTCATTGAGCGTATCATTCAAAAGGATTTGAAATGTGGAGTACAGGTGTCAACAGCAAACAGCGTGTGGACTGGCTTGGTGCACGAATATCCAGTAATGTTGTGCAGCCCATTCGAGCAGAAACTCGTGGACAAAGTTCAGTTCCCAGCGCTCGTGCAGCTCAAAATGGATGGAATGCGATTCAACGCAATCGTTCGGGATGGAAAGTGTGAGTTCCGAAGCCGTAACGGAAAAGAAATCCAACTACTCGGCAATCTTGAAGCAGAATTTGTCGCGTTGGCAAACGGAGTTGACTGTGTATTTGATGGAGAACTTCTTGTCAAAGAGAACGGTAAAATCCTCGACCGCCAAACGGGTAACGGAATCCTGAACAAAGCCAACAAAGGTACTATCTCTGCAGCCGAAGCTGCCAAGGTTCACGCCACTGTTTGGGACTACATTCCCTACATGTACTTTATTGAAGGTGAATACAACAAGCCTTATCTGAATCGCTTCGGCGTTCTATCGGCTATGACGTTCCCTGACCGCATCAAGTTGGTTGAGTCCGTTGGCGTCAATAACCTTGAAGAAGCTCAAGTTATCTTCGAGAAGTATCTGGCTGACGGTGAAGAAGGTATCATCCTGAAAGACCTGAGTGGTATTTGGCAGAACAAGCGTAGCAAGACTCAGATTAAGTTCAAGGGTGAACTTGAGTGTGATCTGAAGATTGTTGGCGTTGAGGAAGGTACTGGCAAATATGCTGGTATGCTCGGTGCTATTAAGTGCGAGTCTTCTGACGGTGTAATCAAAGTATCCGTTGGTTCAGGTTTTACTGATGCTGACCGCGAGCAAGGTGCAGAAATCATTGGCAAGATCGCAGCCATTAAGTATAACATGCGTATCAAAAACAAACAGGGTGACGAATCGTTGTTCCTGCCTATCGTATTAGAAATTCGCGACGACAAAGAAGTCGCAGACAGCAGTAAGGATATCAAATGAGTGAATACAATCCAGACAAGTGGGTTATGTTGAAGATTACCCACAACGGTGAATCAACCTATAAAGTTCTAGCAAGCTGGGGTGGTAGTTACCTCCACGGACAAAGCTGGAAGCTAAACAGCGGTGTGACTAAAATTGAAGAAGACGGTCAGTGCTATTTGTTCTACGGGTATAGTGGTAGCGTGTACCGTTGCCATAAAGAAATGTATGGTATGACTGGCTACACCCACGGCGTCCTTGCTTCATTCCAAAAGCAAGCCGACGAAACTGAAGGTTTGGAACTGGAAATGCTTCCAGAAGATACGAACTTCATGGAGATTAACTATGTTCATGTTTGATGTGGAAACTCTCGGGGTTGAGTCAAACTCCGTTGTCCTTTCAGCTGCATTGACTCACTTCGATCCAATGGAAGAACCAGATTACCAGAAGCTGTTGGAAAATACAATCTTCGTTAAGTTCAACGCCAAGGAACAGATCGACGCTGGTCGTAAGGTTGACATCGGAACTCTTGAGTGGTGGAAGAACCAACATGAGTATGTCCGCGCTATCTCGTTTGACTCAAAGGTTGACGACTTATCTGTACAAGAAGGTTTCGCAAGACTGCACAACTTCATGGGTAAGTATCCGAACGCTCATAAACAAACTATGTGGGCGCGTGGTTCACTAGACCAACTTGTAATCGATTCCTTGGCAAAGAAATTTGACTTGCAGCCGATTACCAACTATAATATGTGGAGAGATGTAAGAACAGCCGTTGATATCATGTATGGTTCAACCAACGGTTATTGTGAAGTTGAGTTCGAAGGATTCAAACGTCACGATGTTATCAAGCATCACCCAGTCCACGATTGCGCACTTGACGCAATGATGTTAATGTACGGAAAACAAGTTTAATGGAATTTTATACTAGCGCACATTCAGTTGGTGACAAGATCTTAGTTCGAGGTTATGAGAATGGGCGACCATATAACCGTCGAATTGAGTTCAACCCAACCATGTATGTGAACTCTAAAAATCCTTCGAAGTGGAAAACCCTCGACGGTCAATACGTTGAGGAAGTTAAGCCTGGATCCATCCGCGATACCCGTGACTTTGTCAAACGTTATGACGGAGTTGCGGGCTTCAACGTTTACGGAAATACCAACTACGTCTATCAATATCTGAGTGACACATATGAAGATGATGTGCACTGGGATATGGAACAGTTCAAGGTATTCACCATTGACATTGAAACCAAAGTTGAGAATGGCTTTCCGAATATCATCACCGCTAACGAAGAAATCCTCCTGATCACCGTTAAGGATTTGATCTCGAAACGCATCATCACGTTCGGTGTACGTTCGTTTGTTCACAACCGCGACGACCTAATCTACATCACATGTAACGATGAGCAACACCTTCTAAAAGAGTTCATGATTTGGTGGCAACAGAATTACCCTGACGCCATTACTGGTTGGAACACTGACTTCTTCGATATGCCATATCTCATTCGTCGCGTTGAGCGCGAGTTGGGTGAGACTTTCTCTAAGAAGTTCAGCCCTTGGGGTTTGATCAACGAACGTAAAACCTTCATCAAAGGTAACGAAGAAATCCACTACGATATTCTTGGTATCTCTCAGCTTGACTATCTTGAGTTGTATAAGAAGTACACTTACTCGAAGCAGGAAAGCTACAAGCTGGACTATATCGCTGAGCAAGAACTTGGTGATAAGAAGAAAGAGAACCCAGGAGATTCTTTCCGCGACTTCTATACCAACCACTGGCAACAGTTCGTTGAGTACAACATTCATGACGTTGAACTTGTTGACCGTCTAGAAGATAAGATGCGTCTGCTTGAACTCCATTTGACTATGGCGTATCAGGCTAAGATCAATCCTGAAGATGTTTATTCTCAAGTTCGTATGTGGGATGCCATCATCTATAACCACCTTCGTAAGAAGGGTATCGTTATACCAATGAAGACTCACTCAAGTAAGGATGCTCAATTCGAGGGTGCTTACGTTAAAGATGTCTTGGTTGGTCAACATAAGTGGATTGCATCATTCGACTTGAACTCGCTATACCCTCACTTGATCATGCAGTACAATATCTCTCCAGAGACTTTGACTCATGAGAAAATCTCTTGTACGGTTGATCAACTACTAGCCCAAGAAGTGGATACTTCATACTTGAAGAAGCGTGACCTATCTATGACTGCTAACGGTTGGTGCTATCGCCGTGATGTAAAAGGTTTCATGCCTGAACTCATGGAGACTATGTACGCTAATCGTTCAAAGTACAAGAAGATGATGTTGAAGGTTCAACAAGAGTATGAACACGACAAGTCTAAGAAGAATCTGTTGAAGGAAATTTCCCGTCTAAATAACCTACAGATGGCTATGAAGATCGCATTGAACTCTGCCTATGGTGCTATGGGTAATGCGTACTTCCGATACTTCGACATTCGTATGGCTGAAGGTATTACAACCTCAGGTCAGCTTTCGATACAGTGGATGGGTAATGAGTTCAATCGTTACCTAAACAAGATTCTAAAGACCGAAGGTAAAGACTTCATCATCGCTAGTGATACTGACTCAATCTACTTGACTTTGGAAGAGTTGGTTGAACACTTCGCTGGCGATAAAGACGTTGATGGTAAAATCCGTTATATGGATAAAATCTGTGAAGAGATTTTCCAGCCGTTCATTGATAATACATATCAAAAGCTGGCGGATTACATGAACGCTTATGCACAAAAGATGCAGATGAAGCGAGAAGTTCT